ACCGGGGAAGTATCGACCGGGGTTGTTTCAACAGGTGTCGTGTCCACCGGGTCTACCGGGGCGGTGTCCACTGGAGTTGTTTCAACAGGTGTCGTGTCCACCGGGTCTACTGGGGCGGTGTCCACTGGGGCGGTGTCTACCGGCGTCGTATCCACCGTCGTAACGCCCCCACCCAACATACCCGGCTCGTCCGGTGTTTGTCCGGGGGCCGTGACAAGTTGGCTAGTGTCAAACGGTGTTGTTGCAGGACCTGTAGGCGATATCAAAACGTCGCTGCCTTCCTGTAGATACATACCCGGCGTAAACGTTTGATCAGGAGACGTGCCATAAATGGTTTGCTCTGGCAGACCCTCCGGGTTTTGAAATGCCGCCGCCTGTTCAAGCGCCCTTTGTTGGGCTATCAACTCTTGTGTCGTAGGCATCGCTGGCGCGGCTGTCTCAGTAGCTGCCATCGTTGTAGGCGCTGCCGCTGTTTGCTGGGCTGCCTGCTGTGCTGCAAGAGCCTCTGCAGCTTGGGCAGGGAGTGCGTAAGCGGGTAGCGCAGATGGATCAACCTGCACATTTGAAAAATCAAGCTCTGGCACAAAACGGCCCATGCCACCACCACGGAACATACCAACGGGTTCTTGTGTTTCACGTGAAACACGTGCAAGAGGTCCCTGTGTGTAACCACGCAATAGGCCCGAGAGCCCCGGTCCGATTACACGACCACCTTGTGAAAACCCTTCGGGTGGAAATTGATCCGGGGGTGTTTGTTCTTTGATCTGACGTCGCAAATCTTTTATTTCATCAATCGTTTTACGCTGTTTTGCCTCTAGACGTTTCCGAGAAACGGCAGTCATAGATTCCTCTGCCAACTCGCGTCCTTGTTTCATAGCTCGGCTTTTTGCTGCTGCTAACAGCCTCATAAGCATTACAGGGACAGTCATAAACGTTCTCCGAAAGTAAAACTGTTATCCATAATAATTTGCCGCTGAAATCATTTGAGCCGGTCCATAGCTGTCTTCCCAATCGTCACTGGGCAAATTCACAAAGTTACCTTGACGGTATCGCATCAACGCCTGCGTCGTGCTATCCACCAAGTCATCATGGGTTCCGTTCGGAAATGCAGCACACTCTTCAATCACTTCGTGCGCCCAGCTTTCGTCCGGGGCCCAGATCATCCCCGCTTCAAACAACGGAGAGATAGAATGTACTCTTGATAACTTGTCATTACCACGGCTAGGTGTGAAATTTACAACCGGTATACCCACCTGCCGTAGCTCGTGAGTCAGAGGGGTCCCTGTGGCTTTCGCCTCGATAATTACCGTCTCTGGCTCCCAATACTTGTACAAGTCCAATGCGATCTCTTTCAACTCCGGAAAATCCCACCGCCCCTTCTTCGCATCAAGCAATATAAGATTCGCGGGGCCCCCGGCCTCCTCCGGATAAAACACACCCCATGTAGTGATCGCACTGTAGTCCGCAGTCTCACGTTTCGAAAACGCCGTATCGTAACTCTGTATTACATACTGCAAGTTCGGGATATTGACGCCTTCCCACACCTTCCACCACTCGCGCTTCAAGATCGCCAGCGTTTCTGACGTCGGTGCCTGCTGATACTGCGCATTCCACTGGTACGGCGGAATCGACGCTTTTACAGACTCCAACTCTTCTTTTTTCCAGAACTCAGGCCATGTAGGTTCGCCAGACGGTAAAATCGCCGGCAACTCCACAACTTCCCACTGATCTGCATGGGGGTCCCTAGTCATTTGACGGATCAAGTTACCCGTCATGTCTTTCTCAGACCAACGCGTCTGCACCAGAACGATCGCACCACCCGGCTGCAAACGTTGCCGGGGACCCGCCGTGTACCACTCCCATGCGTTCTCAAACCCGCTCGCCGACATCGCTGTCTGCTCCGAGTGCGGGTCGTCAATAATAATTAAGTCACCACCACGACCCGCCAAGTTTGAACCGACACCCACCGCGTAATACATACCACCGGATTTCGTGTCCCAGCGCCCTGACGCCTTACTGTCCGCCGACAAGACCGTATTATCAAAAATCTCCTGATAGTCGTCCTGCTCCAGAAGATTCTTGACCTTCCTGCCAAAGTTCACTGCAAGCTCGGTCGTATGCGTCGCCTGTATGATCTTCATCGCCGGATTGCGCCCTATCATCCACGCCGGAAACAAAAACGAAGCAAACTCAGACTTCGTGTGACGCGGCGGCATGTTGATGATCAACCGCTTTAACGTCCCATTTGCGATCTGCTCAAGCTTCTCAGCGATCAAATGATGATGCCGACCCGCAATGAACTGCGGCCACATAGCATTCACAAATGGTAAAAAACTGTTTTGGCAGGATTCCACACGCTCAAGCTGCTTCAGACGCAACTCCAAACGTAATTTCTGAACATCCGTTGTTGAATCTAAACTGAGGCTCAAAGGGGTCCCTGACTTAAATACTTAACAAGAGGACTATAGCCCCCAGAACATGGAAACGTAAGACGCGGCGGCGATTTGTGCATTCCATTCACCGATACATCCATCACCTGATCCGCCGAATACAACAAACACTCCGGCTGAGTGTCCGCTGGCCGCCAACGCTGCACCAACACCCAACAATTACTGCCCTGATGCCGTACCGCGAAGCTCACTTGAAACGGAGACAAGTTCACCTGATTGCCCTTCGCAACCTTCAACTCAATCATATGCAACCGCTTGTTACGGTCCATCAACAATAAATCTGGGATACCCGGCGTCTGACTGTTCTCAATGCGCGTCAGTACAACGTCCGAGTCCAGCTTCTCAATGTTAGCCTTGAGCGCCTTCCAGAAGTTCGACTCCGTCCGCTTCGACATCGATCACCTTCTCACCCAACTGGGCCTTCAGTTCGTTCAAAGCCTTTACGACCTCTTCCTTCGACATCTGGTCAATCGACCCATGACGAATCTCGCTCTTGTTGACGTATATGTCACCTTGGGCCAAGCCCCGCGCTTTCTCAGCCTGCACCGCAGCACTGTAAGCACCGTTCTCCAAAGCCTCGTCACGTATTCGCTGCAAATCCCGAATGTGCCGAGAGTACGTCACTTCATACTTCTCAGCTAACTCGCGCCGCCGCTCACGCAACGCTTTCACAATATGCGGCGATTTTTGCGGGTTCAACATCTCATACGCACGGGTATGCGCACCCTTAACACTAAATCCCGCCTCGGCGGCCAGATTACGAAGCGTATCCTGCCCCTCCCGCGTCGCAACCAACTCGACAAACTTCACCTGCTTGCCGGTCAAACGCGTATTCTCAGATACTCGCGGACGACCCCGCGTTTCAACTTTTCCTGCCTCTTTGGCCATGCATCAAATCCCATATCAGAGTGGACTTGGGACGCAAATATAGCACTTTTTTATCACAGTTAAAGGGTCACGGACCTTGGTTCGTTTTCACGCCGTATTGTTTGCGTAAAACCTGCACACTTACACGCTTTGTTTTTTTTAACCAACGACCGCGTTGGAATCGCCGGGGCGTCGATCGCTGTGCATTGTTGTTAGCCTCGATTGTCCGGGGGACCCGGGCGGGGTACCGGGACCGGGGGCCATGCTGCGCGGACCGGGGGCCAATGTTCGCCGGCCTTGGAAGTTAAAAAGCGGGCAAAAATCACTTCCACGTTTTAAAAAAACCAACGTCCACGGGGCGCGGGCCTTGGATCGCGGACAAATGCCGGCCGCTGCGGGCGCGTTTCCTGCAGCAAACCGGCGCGGACAGTTCGATTTCACCCGGTTCGCGGGGCCTAACCCCGCAGAATTGCACGCTGCGCGCGGATCGCGGGCCAATTGCTGCGGCTTTTGGGCCTGCAGCGGGGCCAATAAACCACGCGCCACGGGGCCTCATACGAATCAAGCCGCCCGAGGGAGGCGGGGCGGGGCCTGTTTAACCGGTAAATAAGAGCCAAAAAAAAGCCCGCGCGAGGCGGGCTAGTCGATCGATCGAACCGGTTACAACTCTTGAATCCAGCCGGCGACGTGCTGAATGTAACGCTCGACCATCACTCGCACGTAATCTTGCACATCCTCGGATAGCGCGTTGTAACAAAAGCTGCGATTGAATTCGATTTGTTCCCAGTTCGACCAATTCGCGTGCTCGACAATGAAATTGTCGGTGCATCCGTAGCCATCGAGTTCCGCGACGATCCGCACCGCTGGGCCGTTACCCGCTAAAATAATGCGCGCCTCGACGCCAGCGTCGGAAACCGACCAGTTCGCATCCTCGCCGTAAACTTGCCCAAACTCCACCACCGGCTGTGATGACCAACACGATCGATATTGAACGCCGTAATGGTGCTCGTCCCAGTTCCAATTATTAAAGGCGTCGAGATCATCCGAGTTGGTGGATTCTTCTAATTTCCAGTGTTGATCTGTTACTTCAACAATCCGGCGAATGCACGCCCAAACGCTATTGTCGGAATCACCTAGCGTTTCTAACTGGGCAAGGGCGAG